CTGTTTCGCTCCATCGGAATCCTGTTGCAGGCGTAAGATTATTTAGAACTCCCGAAAGATTTGCCGTAACTACTCCACCGCTTGAACTATTGAATACATCTTCAAGGACTTCGCTTGCATCAGGACCAAGGTCGTAAGTCATCATCACTTCCTCTTTGCTGTGCCAAGAAATAAATCCCTTATATAGGCAATAGCGGTTGTAATCATCATCTTCATTCCCTCTATCCCATACGAGGTACTGCGGGGCAATGGCTTGGTAAGAGATTCTCCCGTCAAATGACTCTAAGTGAATCCCACAATATCTACCGATAATAACATCCCTGTATCGCTTTGGGAAAAAGTCTTTGTATGAATTGACGTTGTTAATATGATTCATAATGTCAAGTCCGTACAACTCAACTTTATGCGCAGGTTTACGGGCTACTTCAATCATAGCCATATCCATGTCTGTCTGCGTTCCTTCGGGAACAAACTCCACTCCCATTTTAGCAAACTCCGCGAAGATTCTTGGCAGTTTCTTCTTAATGTCAATCATTGCAATTTGCAGTTGACGGATACTTTGTACGGATGGGTCTAAAGATTCTACCGTAAGTTTAACAGAAGAGAAGTGCTTTTGCATAGGCCCAAGCATGTGCTGAACCGTTTCGTAAACTTCGTGTCCTGCTGTCCAAGGGGCTTGTAATTCTTGCCCTTCGCTGCCTTGTGCCATGTAAGCGAACATATAATTGTCCTGCTGCGCGGTATAGTAATCGAAATTTCTGTTGATTTCTTCTACTGGAGAAAGTCTGTTGTAAACCTTTGTAGCGTTGTTAAAACCGTCTACTGAAGTGGTGTATTCTGCGTTGTATTGATCAGCTATGAATTGTAGGTAGCTTGCGCAAAGCCCCGAAATTCCTCCGTATTTCTTTTTTAGAGCAGCCTTTGTTCCCGTTGTATCGGGTCTACTAAATCCTATGGACTCTGTTTGGGTCTTCGCTTTATCAATAATAACGTAGTCTGCCATTTGCTCGCTTTTTTCGCGTTAGCAAATCTACGTGTTTTACATAGAAGTTTCTACGTGATTTACTTAGGACATTTCATGGTCAATATAACTACGTGTTCCGTCCTTATGTGTAATAAATTTTGGAGGTTCTTGCATCATTACAATTTCAACTCTTACGTTTCCTAATCTTCCTGTTCGGAGCATAACAGTTGCTGTTGGTCGGCTTCCATCTTTGTCGCTGTATTGGAATATCCCGTAGCAAACCGATTCGTAATACCCATCGGGTGCTATAATGTAGCAAGGAAGGGGAAATTTAATGTTTTCGTGTAGTTCGTTCATATTGCAGCTTTCCAATTAGAACCTTCTCCGTAAAATTCCTTCATAGTTTTATCTGTCATTACTTTCTTCATTACAACTACCCGTCTACCGTTCTTAACCTCCACATAAGGAACTTCATGGTATTGCGCTTGCATGGCTTGAATAGCCCTTCTTCCATCTGTAACAATACGACCTTCTGTCATTACTTCACACATGAATATCGCATCAATAACGTCCGTGTTTTCCATCCCGAATACCCGAAGTTGTTCTAGGATAATAGGGAAATCGACATCGCTCATGTGTTCCCTAAAGTATTTAAACCCTACGTTGTAAATCTTCTCGGTATTGTGTCCGTCTTTGAATATCCCTCGAGTAGTGTTCTTCTTAAATCCCTTTGCGCCTATCCATTGGGGCTGATACGCAAGGGCGCTTAAATTATTATCGTTCTTGTATTGAAGGTAAAGGACATCACCCCTGTTCCTTTCAATCATGTTTTGGCAATTGTTGTATAGTTGCTGCCCTCCCCAAACATCGTTATAGATAACCTTTTCGTCAGAAGTTCTTTTCAGATAAATAGCTACATACTCATTTGTTTCTACGCATTTGATAACAGAACAGTGCATCGAACGTTCCGTTCCATCAGGATCCATTGTAATCTCCTCCTTCTTCATCAACATAGGAATAGCATCCGTTCCCATTTCGTAATTCATTCCTTTTACTGGACCTTGAGAGATAAGCCAAGCGCCTTTCGGATCGTTCTCGAAAGAGGTAAGTCCGTTGGCTAATGTGATAATGCTAACCCTACGGATATTTCTTGGATTGTTTATAAGCTCGAGTTCTTGCGGAGCAATCAGTTTGGCAACATCATCAGGAATTACTCCTCTTTCATCCGATTGAAATACCTCATCAATCGTTAAAGGGTATCTTTTTATGAATGAAAGTAAGTCGCCTTTATCGGAGTTTAGGTCAAGAGTTGCTCTTTGCCAAAGTATGTACGCTTCTGCTCTTGCCTCATCATCCCAACCGTTTACGCAGAAGTTCTCCTTCCCAATTACATTACCGTTTTCATCCCAAATCGTTGCTTCAGATATACCTAAAGAACCTTTAAGGAGCATACACTTTAATCGGTTTCCGCTTTCGCTTGCTTTCCAAATGGCACGAGCTTCTTTCATCCCAAGACGGGAAACCGAACCCGCAGAACCACCCGCTACCATTATACCTACCCTTGCCATGCCCGCCATAAGACAAGATTCTACTGCACGTCTTACATCTTGGGGATAAGGGTGAAGGAATAATTCATCTAGGAACGCATATTTAGCACGGGCGCCTTCAAGGTTGGTAACGTCTTTTCTATCCTGCGAAGTTTGCCGACAAGTAATATCTGCATACATTCCCGTTTCAATCCCATCTTCGTCAAGTTCTGCAAGGATTGCTCCTTTCATCTTATCGTAGTTTTTGCGGAGGGCTTGAACCCAATCTTCTAAGGAACCATGTTGTGCAATAAATTTTTCTGCAAGCAAGTCCTCTGCCCTTCGTAAATCGGCAGAAGTCATAAGAGAACGAGAACCTGGATAGATAATTGAAATCCAAAGTGGAATCAATCCTCCGAAGATGGAAGAAAGTCCAATCTCCCTTCGTTTGAAAATGTAAAGGTCTTTTTGGTTTTTAAGACATTCGAGAAATTCGTTAAGGATAATCTCGTCTACATTCCTCCATGTAGGTCTAATCAGATTTCCTTCCGCGTCCTTTATTTTGACCTGAGTAAGGTAGAAGTAATGGATTCCCGTAAGTCCTGACCATCCATCCTTCCATCTCCTCTTTTGTTCTTTCCTCCAAGGTTTCCTAATGGAGTTCCCTTTGGATTCATGTATTCTCCTTGCTTGTTCTTGTTCGTCAGCTTCCGTTCGGAGTGCTTCTACATCATCAGCAATGGATTCTACTTGGGATTTCTTCTCGGAGGAATCTAAGTCTGAATTTCTTTTTGTTGCCCCCGATTCGCGTTTCAATGCGGCTATCTCGGTCTTTATCTCGTCAAGTCTAATTACGCATTCTTTTGCGGCATTAAACTCTTTATCCCAAAGGGCTTTAAGAGGGGCTTCTTCTTCTAGGTACTGCGCATAGGTAAACTTGGGGGGTCTTACCTCTATTGGAGGAGGGAGGACAAGTTTAGGAACTATACTTACAACTACTTCTTCATCAGACATGAATGCAAAAGTAGTTAGAAATGGGTTTTATTTAGAAGGGGTCTTCCATATCGTTATCCTTGTATGGCATATTCTTAGGAATATCGAATTGAGTAGACCTAACAGTTACACTTGGCATGGGTTCTAAAAAAGTGTTCGGGTTGGGAATATAAGAAGCGGCATCATCCCAATCTGCAAAGGAAGTCGTTTCGGGATTCCACTTCAAGTTTGCCGTTCCCGTTATCCCATCGCGGTTCTTTGCAACGATATACTCTGCAAGTCCTTCTGTGCTAAGGTTATCGTCTGAAAGCTCTATTCCGTAGTATTCGGGTCTATGTAGGAATACAACTACGTGTGCATCCATTTCTAATTGACCGCTTTCTCTTAGGTCGGATAATTGAGGTCTTTTGTTTCCACCTCTTTTCTCCAAGTCGCGCCCAAGTTGCGCAAGGGCAACAAGAGGAATGTTTAGGTACTTCGCTAAATTGGCAAACGTTGTGGAAATATCCGCTACTACTTGTTCCCTACTTCCCCCTTGGATATTGTTCTGTACTCTCTGCAAGTAATCTACGTAAACCAACTCTACGGGTGCCTTTATGTTCTCGGAAATGATTCTATTTCGTATCTCCGTCTTAGTCAAACAATCGTCAATAATTACAAGTTTACTAGATATTATCTCCTGCGACATCTCGTTAATAATTCCCCATTCGGTTGTAGAAAGTTGTCCCGTTCGGATTTTATAGGCGGGGATTCCCGTGTGGTAAGACATTAAACGGAGCATCAATTGAGGCGCCGACATTTCTACTGAGAAGAATAAAACTCTGCGTCCTTGCGTAACTGCAAATTCGTAGGCTTCTTGTAAAGCCTTTGCGGTTTTCCCCATTCCAGGACGGGCAGCAAGAACTATAAAATGTCCATTAGTAAATCCTCCCGTTAATTTATCCGCTTCAAGTAATCCCGTCCGTAGTCCCTGTATAACTCCACTTGCAGCAAGTTCGGATTTCTCTATTAGTTCTTGAACGAGTTGCTTATTGGATTTCGCTTGCTTACCCGATATAGAAGTTCCTATGCTGAGGATTTCGTTGTTGGCGTGGTCGAGAATTTCTAAGGCATCCGATGTATCTTCAAAGGACATATTGTATAAATCCCCTGAAACTCTTATCAGTTCTCTTTTAATGAAGGACTGCTGTATAATCCTTGCGTGGAACTCTGCGTTAGACCCATTTCCTACCCTGTCGGTTAATTTAGAGATGAAGTATGCGCCTCCAACCATTTCCAACTCCCCTGACTTCTTTAGGAAATCTACAACCGTCATAATATCCACTGGGTTTGTCTGTGCATATAGCGTAGACATCGCATTAAATATCTTTTCGTGTTCTATTTTGTAGAACGAGTGGGGTTTTAGAATTGGAATTACGCTATGTAGCGCATCTAAATCTTGTAAGCAAGCTCCCAACACAACTTCCTCTAAAGGAGTTTCATTAGGAAGAACTTTGCTTTGTGACATTGAAATGGAATCTTGCATGGAGAATCTGTTGGGGTTGTTTCTCATTTTATTTTACAGATAAGTTTCCCCATTGGGTTGCTATGGCTTTCGCAATTCCTGGAAAGGTTTTACTTCTCAATCTACTCCTTTCTTCTTTTGTTTTTGCGTTCAAAAATGCTTGGTAATACCATAGTGGTTGCCGTTTTTTTACTCCCGTTTTTCCGTCAATCCACTCAAAGTATTCAAGCTCGTCTTTATTTGAATGAGTGATTATATCATTAAATAAATCAACTTGTTTAGAGTGGAATAATGGAGGTAAATTCTTTAACCATAAACAGGTTGACTTTTGAAATGGGTCTCCAAAGAAGTAAGGCTGTATTATTTGGTCAGGATTTCGATAAACATTACTCATTATACCTATAGGATTTTCAACTGCAATTTTTTCAATTGGTGCATTTATCATTGCCATAAAAAAATCAATTCCTTGCTGCTGTCTACCGTCTAATCGTTTTTTTTCAAAATGAGGTGCGCCACTTACTGCTAAATGGGTACAAGGTGGAAATGCTATCATCATGTCCCATCCCATATTGATTACCTCAAAAATATCTTGTTGAAAATGCCATTCAGGATGTCCTCCGCTACATTCTTGAAT